GCCGAGATTGGGATTGGCAATCGCCCAGGTGCTTTCTTCACGCCAGTCTGAGTCTGGCGGCGAACAGTAGATCGCCGGCAGAAACGTCTCGTCTTTGATTGCACCGGTCCTGACTGCCTCGGCGTATCTCCAAACCTCCCAGCACACCGACTTCTTGTCGTGCCCGGCTGTCGTGAGTGCGACCGTGAGCGGGTTGCGTCGCGCCCCTTGGCTCGACAGCATCACCTCCCACATCTCCCGGTTGCTTACGTGGAGCTCGTCAAAGATCACGGCGTGAGCGGACAGGCCGTGCTGAATCCCAGCCTCGGCGGAAAGTGCCTTGTACGTGGCATGAGTTGACTCACGCACGATGGCGTTGCGGTAGACCTTCAGGTGCTGCCGCAGCACTGGCGACTGCTCGACAGCAATGCGTGCGGTGTCGAACACCAGCCTGGCCTGGTCCCTTGAGGCGGCACACGAGTAGACTTCCGCCCCAGGCTCGTCCTCAAGCATGCAACGCAAAGCGATTCCGGCCGCCAGCGTGCTCTTTCCATTTTTGCGAGGAATGGCCAGCAGCGACGTGCGAACCTTTCGCCGGCCGTTCTCTTCTGCGAACAATGCCCGCAGGTAGTCACGCTGCCACGGCTGCAGCAGGAACGGCTTACCACCGAGCTCGCCCTTGGCGTGCGTCAGGTGCTTCTCAAAGAACCGTACCGCGAGGCAAGACGAGCACGCATTGCACGGCTTTTCAGCCGAACATGAGGCGGTCTTCGTCGTCGCTCGACGCTGCTTGCTCAACGGCTGAGACTCTCGCCAGGGCCGACGCCGTCAAACCGAACTGCTCTGCAAAACGCAGCATGTGCAGGCGGGCGTCCTTCTTGCGATACCAGGCCGGGTGATTCATCACCCTACCCTTATCGTCCATGAACGTGGCCCCGTGCTGCTTCAGTTCCGCCTCGGCCTTCACCATGTCCGCCAGGGCGTCGCAGTACGCGGCCAGCGTGTGCTGGTGCCGCATGCTCATTACCTTCGACGCCTCAAGCATTGGCACGATCCGCTGCCACTCAGCACGGCCGATCTCGCACAGGTACGAAGGCGGCTCGGGAATGCCAGCAGGGGCTTCAATTCCGCTCTTATGCGGTCCCCTAACGCGAGCCCCTCGGAGCTTAAGAATCGGTTTAGGCGTAGGCTTCCGGCCCTTACCCATTACGCCACGCGATAGAACGACGGGAACCGTGGCACGCCGGCGTCCGTCAGTTGCTGGTACTTGAACGTGAACACGGTGCCAACCGCTGGCGGATCACGACGCAGCGCGTCCGTCAGCCCTGACGATACGCGGAACTCCGTGCCGTCTTGCAGTTGGGCAACCAAGGCACCAACGCAAGACGCATTGCGGCCGGTGCCGGATTCGTAGCCGACCACCGTCGCCTCGGCGTCGTGGAACGTCTTGACCTTGAGCAACGTGCCGCTTCGCTTCCGCTCATAGCGGCTGGCCGGCTGGCGAAGCATCAGCCCCTCGCCGCCTACTGCCTCAACGCGGGCGAGCTCCTCGAGCATGTGGGCCTGGCTCTCGCACCGCATCTGCGGCAGCACAAACGCTAGACCGCGATTGCCGATCGCGTCACGCAACGCAGCCTGCCGATCCTCGAACCCGCCCAGCGACATCGGGGCATCAAACGCCGCGAACCGGATGGACCGCCATTCGTCGCCTCCGCCATGCGACCGCACGACGCCGACTGTCTGCTGGAACTTGCCTCGGCCGATCCAGAGCTCGCCATCCAACGGCTCGCCAGCCGGCAAGCCGTCGAGGAACCACTGCGGGGCGTGGATCTCCTGGCCAGAACGCGTGGCGAGCGTGCGGCAATCCCACACGGCCCGCACGCCGTCGAGCTTCTCACTCATCCACCAGCCAGCCGGATCGGAACCGGCCCACGTCTTCGCAAGTAGCACGGGCATCACGCATCCTCCAGGCCAAGTTGGGCCAGCGTCACAACGGCCGGTGCGTAGTCGCACGGCGACTTCGTCCACGAGTACCACATGCCGTCAGGATGCCGCGAAGGCGGCAACACCGACTGTGCCGGAAGCCCGCCGAAACGCACCTCATAGCCGCCGATCTTTCGCCACCCGCACTCAGGAATCGGATCAGCCAGGCGGAAAATGCGGTGCTCGCCACGGCCGCTTGTATACGTCGGCGTGTCGGCGTTCAGCAGTCCGAGTTGCTTCACGATCCTGAGGCCAGCAGCGTCATCAAACTCGACATCGACCAGGCCGCCATGCCCGCAGAGCAGGCCAACGTTATAGCCGGATGACAGCCACTCGGCGACCACATCGGGCGACGTTGTCGCGGACTCATGCCACGCAATGCCGAGCGGCCTTTTGCTGCGGCGGCCAACTTTCACGCACGCCGCACCGTGCTCGAACAGGCCAACAAGATCAGCATCACAAGCGACAGACAGCGACATGCGGGAACTCCTTGAGGATGCCCAATCGTAGGCATCTACTCATCGGTTTTGCAATGCCGCCGGCATGCGTTTCGTGCCTGAAAATATAGTGCAAAACGCACTTTTTGGAGGCGAGCAAATAGGGCCGCGAACGCACAGAATCACGCAGGACGCCAGCCGTTTCGAGGTGGCTTGTACACCCGATGACGCTGGCGGCTCGCCAGAGGCTAAACGCCAGGCCCACCAGGGGCCGTTTATTTCGGCCACGCGTGCGTGGGGCAACCGTGGGGTTTGTATCCGCGCAGGCCCCTATGATGCCGACCGCCCCCGGTTTGTTGCATTTTGCAACACTTCGCCACGCTCACGCATCGTCTTGCGTGCGTGGCACGCCGAGCAGCGGCACGCACCGTTGCTCATGTCATACCGCTCGCCGCCTTGAGCAATCGGCACGACGTGGTCGGCATGGTTCGCTTGGTCGATGCGTCCGCAATCCACGCACGCGAACCCATCCCTCGTCAGCACCGCCTGACGCCACCGGCGGTGCGCCTTGTCGCAATACCCACGCTGTGCCGCGTTAGGCCGTCCGCTCTCGTCACGCCTTGCGGCGGTACGCAGCCTGAGCGGCTTGTGGGTTGGGATCCGTTGAGGCATCAGCTCTTGAACATCACCACACCGGTGGTGCCGGTGCTGTTCGTCGTGGCAGAGACGATCTTCAGGAACTCGGCACCAAACACTTCGTCGGGCAGCGAGTAGGCCCGGCCGTCGGTGCTGGACGCGGCGAGCGTGAGGTCAGCCACGCTGCCGTCGCTCTTGTACAGCCGGCGGAAGGTGCCGGCACTCGAGGGGCTCACCCACATCTGGAGCGTGCTGGCGTTTGTGCTCATCGTGCCAAACGACACGACGGCCCCGGCAACGTCACGCATGTCGAGCGTGGTGGCCAAGCTCGTGGCGGTGTGCAGCGTGATGTCGAGGTCGCGGCACTTACGCGTGATGATCGAGTCGCTCATCGTCATCTCCTGGTATGGCTCGGGTCGTGCCCGAATCGTGGCCTACGTCCAGCGTACGCTGCGGCGTGGCGTATCGTGCAGTTTGCTATGGCTCGGTCGGCTCGGGCGGCAGCATCGCGACGGCGTCGGCCCATGGAATCACTGCGACGCTCGCCAGGAGCGTGGCCTTGTCTGCCGCTTCCCACATCTCATGCAGCCATCCACCCGGCTGGATCGCATAGAGAAGCGTGGCCGGGAGCATGAGCCGGCCGTCTGTCATCTGTCGCGGCATGGCGATGCAGTCCGGTCTGCCGTACGTGGCGTGCAGTTCCGCGAGCCGCTGGGCCAGTTGCGGCGAGAACACCAGTGCATGGTTCTGGCAGAACTCTACGGACGGCGGGATGTCAATTTCGGAGAGGGTCATGCGTCGCGTCCCATGGCGGCCTGGAACGCTTGTATGGCCGCGTTGTAGTCAGAGACTTGCTGCGCGGTCATACCTGCGCCGATGCTGTACGAAAGGATCCTGTGGTTAGCAAAAGATGCCGCCGTTCCCGCTGAATTGGTGGCATAGACAAACCAGCCATTTGCGTGTGTTGCCGGCGTTGTGCTGGTTGTTCCTGTCACCTTGCTGGTGGCATTGTTGTACGTCGTAATCGCAATGCTGCTCGTCCGAGTGCTCGTCCACAGTCCGCCTGGGAGGGTCGTTACACCGGCCCCGAACGTGTCGTCGCTGCTTACAGTTCCGCCCCACATGGCGCGGAACTGCACTAAGTTGCCGCCGGTCAATCGCTGAAAAATCTCAAACCGTTGCGACCCGCTCGCTGCACCCAGCAACGAGCGGCTACTGCCAGGAGTAAGCGACGGGATGTATGCCGACAGGTGACCTGTTGCAATCTCAGGGATCGCGGCTGGCGTCAGTCCAGTAGACAGGTACTTACTGGTGCCGTCGCCCAAGAGTCCGCCGCTCGCGCCCGTCTCCGCGTAGTCAGTGATGGCGAAGTTGACGTTGGTATCCAGCGTGTTGCCAAACTGCGTGCCGCCCAGCGACTGCCCGCGATAGAGAGGCGTTCGGACGGCAATCAGTGAGGCGTCAGCAGTGCCGCAGAACAGGTTGAGCCGGTAGAAGCGGTCCCTCAACCCCGCCGCGTCGATGGCGTTGCAGAACGTATTCACCGCCGTCGCCGTAGTGGACGAGACGGTGCCGCCGTTGGCGTAGACGCGGTTCACCCAGTCTTGGGCATCGGTGTTGCTGACCTGCGGGGCAACGGTGATGCCCCACTTGCGCCCAAGGTAACGCTCAACCTGCAACCGCTGGGCGTCGGTGAGCACGCGGGGCCACACCAGCACCTCGCCGATCCAGCCGTCCAGCAGGTTCGCGCCGTTGCCGCCGCCGACAGAGACGGCCAGGCTATCGGTGTCGGAGGTGTTACCGGTGGTCTGGAACGACGTGTTGCTGCCAGCGAGAGAACTTTCGGCGTAGATGAATGCGTCCGAGTTGGCGTAGTCGAACACGGCAGACGCGATCCTTGGATTGGTCGTGCCTGTGCCGTTGACGCGGTTGAATGAATCGGCGTCCACTCGGCGGCCACCACCGGACAGGCTGCTTACGACCGGAGCAACAGAACCGAGAGCCGCGCGGGCCTGCGTGGAATTGGCTCCAGACGAAAAGATTACGGCCGTATAGCCCAGTGAAATCGTTGACAGCGCGTCCCATTTGACGGCCGCGATGATCGTCGCCCCGCTCACGTTTCGCAGAAACCCCAGCGTCGCGGCGTTGCCGAGCATCTCTTGGCCGCCCGTGTAGTCCAAGACGCGCCGGCCGTTCTGCGTGCGGTTCACCGCATTCGGCTGCGACGCTGGGGTCGCCTGCGCGACGTGCCGCCCGTTGCCCGACAGGTCGCGCCACTCGCTGACGGTGTTCCCGTTGAGCGTCAGGCTGCCGTCGTTGCTCGCGTCCAGCCACATGCCCAGATTCGGGATTGATCGCGGGTCAAATCCGCTGGCTCTGGGCCGCAGTAGCCGATTGTTCATTGACATTTCATCTGGCCCGGAGTGCGAGGACGAATACTGCGATCATGAGTAGCGTGAGGATGATGTGCTCGATCATGGCACTACTCCTGTGGCGAAACCTTTCGGCTCGGTTGCAGTGCGTACAGCAGCCGAGTTTGCTCGGCCACGGCTTGGCTGATGTCGCGCTGCGTCTCGCTCAATTGCTTGACGAACGACCTGTGCTCTTCTACCAGAGGCAGCAACACGTCGTGCCGCAGAACCCAGCCGGCAGCCAGGGCGACCAATGTGGGAAAGCCCCACTTGTTTAGGATGTCGAACACTGTCTCCTTCGCGG